CAGGTAATAACAAGCCTTTAGGATTTTCAAGTACATCACTTAATTTATGTACTCTATATACAGGTTGATTAGGCCAACTACGAAACTCAGGATCTTGTCCCCAATCTAATATCATCATGCCTCTTGCATCATCACCTGCATCAGCATAGTTATGCGGGAATGCATTTCCAATATACCAAATATTTTTACTAGACTGTCTTTTATGAAAATGACCACTAAATACTTGGTCAAAGTGTGTCATATGATTAGTAGAAATTTCTCCATGATCGGGCATTTCTACCATTGCATTCATATAGAAATGAGGTAATTCAAAATGTCCAAACATATATTTACCAGTTAATTTTTTAATCTTTTTATAATCATCTTGCACTAACCAAGGACTGATCGCTACATCACCTTCGCTAAAGAAATCATTAACAATTTTAACATTGGGTAAATGTTTAGCCCATTCAATACTATGAATATCTCTTCGGTCACGATAATACAAATCGTGATTACCCGGAATAAAATATACAGTATCAAAATTATTGTTTAATTTTTCTAATGCTTGTAAACCAAATTGAAGTGTATGAATATTAATATTTGCTCTGTGATGATTGTAATCACCTAAGAAAAAACATGTTTCACAATTTTCTTTTTTGGCTTCACTAATGAACCAATCAACGAAATCGGAACAATCTTGATTATGTATTAGGCTGTTACTTTTTAATCCAAAATGGATATCGGTAAAAACAGCCGCTTTTTTGAAAAGGTTACTCATATGTATATTTTAGTTTGTTTTTCATAGATAAGCAATAAGGTTGGTTAAATGATTTAACCAACCCAAGTATAGTTTTTAAAACTATATTTAAATATACGATTTTGTTTTGGAACAACTTATTCTTCGTACACCGTGCTTGATGTACCTTGACGACTCCAACTTGGGTTTAGTCCATTCATTTCCAAAATATCGTCACGTATGTTCTGATTACGTTTTTCACTATTCAATACACGACAAAAACTATTAGTGATAGCGGCAGTGTAGTAAGCAAATGGGTTTGCTGATTTGGCTTCATTGAATCGTAAGCCAACATATGTAAGTTGAAGAATAGCACTATTACGCATTTCATCATTATATGTATATCCACGCCAATTATATTTCATAGCATATTTTTCACACATCATAATATACATACGGGCTAATTTATTAGTAATCTTTCCGTGATCCTTATTGAATACACCTGTTTTTAAATCACCGTCCCAATGACTTTTACCAATACAAATAAATGAATTTGTTGAATCTACTTTAAAATGTTGGAAAGGTGGAAAATTTACTTTAACATGAACCATGTCATCAATTTCGGCTTTAGTGATAACATCTTCTAACTCAGCAAAAATCTCATCTGGGTCACTTTCTTCAAACTCAAATATATCTTTTGCTGTTTTCTTTTTAACTGTTTTTCTTGGTTGTTTTGGTGCGACCGGAACATGTTCCCAAGTCATAACACGAAAAACTAAATCGGTTATTGGAATACTTAATGGGTCTATAACATTTTTTTGACCAGCTTCTACATCCAATCGTGTGGCTCTAGTTTCACGTGCCTGCTGTATAACTTCTGGTTTTAAAATATAATCTAAACTATCATTTAATGGAGATTGTGGCATATCAACAATAAAGTCATATCTACTATGACTTGTTTCTGAAAAAGAACAATATGATATTTTGCTCTCATGTATCTCTTTAAGGATATCTTTATTATTTAAATAATTTACTGGTTTTTTTGATGGTAGACTCATAGTTTCCTTGTTGTTTTCATTCAGCCATTATAACACTTTTGTTTTAAAAAAACAATAAAACTGGGTAAAAAATGGTGATTTTTGTGGGGATAAATACTATTTAGTAAAGGCATAAACACTATGGGGATGGCAAATATTGATGCATTGCTTGCTGAAATTGCAAGCCTAAAAGAATCATTGAGGATTAAGAACCAGAGCCTCGCAAATATAAATCCCAACTATCAATCAAACCAAGCATATATTACTAGGTTAAAGAGTGAGATTGCTGCACAAAATGCAAGTCTTGCAACCGCTCAAGCACGATTAGCCTCTGATACAGCCACAACACCAAAAGTTGCACCCACTAGAGCAAACACTGAAACTAATATTCAATCAACCCCATACGATGATGAAGGTAATTTAAATCCAGGATGGTATATAAATGAAGAAACAGGGCAACCATACTTTGTAGGTACTCCTCCAAAAATAGATGCACCACCTGATGTTACCGCAGCAGAAGATCCATTTGAAGCATCTAGATTGGCTGCTGAACGAGAGAATGCAGATATTTCACCAACTGAACAAGATGTTATAAATGCCGGAGATGATCCGCAGTTAAGTAAAGAAGAACAAGCGGTACTTGAATCATATCAAGCCGATCAACGTGTTCAATTAGCGGCAGAGGAAACTGCAGGTGGAATTACTACACAAGGTTTAACAAATTTAGCACGTACTAAAGCCACACAAGATGATGCTACAAGTTTCCAACATAAACCTGATTGGCGTGTAAAATTAAGTTTAGCACCGGGGGCAAATTATTTGTATAAAGTAAGTGATGGACAAGCAGGTATATTAAATCCATTACAGAGAACTGACGGTGTTATATTTCCATACACACCTGCAATTAGCGTAAGTTATGTAGCAGGTTATGATTCAACTGATATAATTCATAGTAACTTTAAAGTTTTTCAATATAAAGGAAGTAGTGTTGATAATTTTCAAATTACAGGAGATTTTACAGCACAGGATACAACCGAAGCCAATTACTTGTTAGCAGTTATTCATTTCTTTAGATCGGTTACAAAGATGTTTTATGGACAAGATGAGAATCCAAAGAACGGTGTACCTCCTCCATTATTATATTTGACTGGACTGGGTACATATCAGTTTGATGCACATCCGTTAGCAATTACAAACTTTACATATTCTTTACCTACTGAAGTTGACTATATCAGAGCAAGTAGTCAAACAAATCAACCGGGTCAAAATTTATCAAGGCAACAAACACCTGCAAATAGTGATTCACTTACAAAACTAAGAACAACTTATAACGGATTGACAAAAACTCAACCAACTTGGACTAATCAAAATTCGTTGATTAATTCAGACGCAACATATGTGCCTACAAAAATGCAAATACAACTTACTGCGGTTCCGATAGTTACTAGAAATGATATTAGTAATAACTTCAGTCTTGCAAAATACGGCACAGGTGAACTATTAAGAGGAACTAAACGCTCAGGCGGAGGTATTTGGTAATGGCAAACAATTTATTATATCCTGCAACTAGCCCGTATAATAATACAGGTGTTATAAATAAAAAATTCTTAGATGTGTGGGTTGATAGACCTATACCAAAATTAAGTTCAGACCGATATTGGTTAATAACATCTACATATAATCTACGTCCTGATTTATTAGCATTTGACTTATATGCTAATTCTAAATTATGGTGGGTATTCTCAAGTAGAAATCCAAATGCATTGACAGATCCTTTATTTGATTTTACTACTGGTACGGGTATATATCTACCAGAGAATTCTACACTAGTACAAGTATTGGGAATATAAATGGCAACAACTAATATCGGTGGCATTACTGTCACCTCATCAACAGATGCTGCTGGTAATATAAATTATACAGGAACATTTCCAAGTGGATTAGTAGCACCCATATCACGTGAAACATTAACCAGTATTACTGACCCTGCGTATGTTGCTCAAAAACAAGCATCTACTATTGCAAATTTAAAAAACCCAAGTGACATTGAAGCCGCAAAATCATTTTATGCAGCAGCACCTGCAGAATTGCCTGCATTTGAACAACAAGTAGGTGGAGAAGCAATTCAAAGTCAATTTAGTGAACCTGGTCTTTCTAATGCAACAGAAGAAAATAATCTGGGAGACAGTCCATCAGATGATGATAATAGTTATAATAAATCAGAAGCTGCAATTTTAGCAGCAAAACAGAATGATGCATTGGCTCGTCAAGGTGGACAAGAATCTGATATACAAAATGCATATGCAGGATCCACTACTGCTGGTTCAGCACAAAACAATAATGCATCCGGTAAACCAGCAACTAATCGCGGTGTTGGATTAACTTCAAAACCCGGCACTAGATTACAAAATCCATTAGGTAACTTTTCAACATATACATATCAGTTAAGTTTATATATGATTTCACCGGATGCATACAATGCATTTGTTGTTTCAGGTAGAAAGAATATTAATGCATTAAGTAGTGCTGACGTAAATGGTAAAGCAACTAATGGTGGTTCATTTTTAATAGCACAAAGTGGTGGTGTAAATAATAAAACATCACGTAGAGCACCCGGATTTAATTTAGATTATTATATTGATGATTTAAAAATAACTACAAAGACAAGTGGTAAATCAACACAAACTGCATCAAATATAAGTGAACTTAAATTTAATATATACGAACCTTTTGGATTTTCACTTATTTCAAAATTAAAACGTGCATTCTCATCATTACAAACTGTTAGTAAAATACCTAATTATTCTAAAGCATTAAATGCATCAAAACAATTCTTTATATTAGGTGTTCGTTTTCAAGGATATGACAAAAATGGTAATATTGCCAATGCTGCACAAACCTTTTCAGATGATACAATAAATTTAAGCCCAGATGCTAGTGGGGTGTATGAAAGATTTTATGATATTGTAATTAATGAATTAAAGTTTAAAGTAAACGGAACAGCAACAACATATAATATTACTGCATCTTTACCACAAACTCAGACTGGTTTAGGAATCGCAAGGGGAAGAGTAAACACTATGGCTCCGCTATCCGCATCAACTGTAAAAGAAGCATTAGATGGAAAAGGTAACGGGATTACAAGTTTATTTGGAACACTAAATTCAGCACAAGAAACGATGGTAAAAAATAGTGAAATTGAAATTGCAAACAAATATAGTGTTAGATTTTTAGGTGACACGACTGCTATTCAAAGTGCTACATTATCTAGTGATGCTGACTTAGATAAGAAAAAGATAGCCATGAGTAGGGCAAGTAAATCATCACAAGTGAATGAGGCAACTAGTAGCAAAGCAGTTGTTAGTCCTAACAAAAGACTGATAACATTTAATGGTGACATTTCAATTGCACAGGCTATTAAAAAAATAATTATGCAAAGTTCTTACCTTGAAGATGCTATGAAGGTAATTTACGACACCTCTGAAGAACCTGACCCAAGCACCGGTTCACCAGATCAAGTAACAAAGAAAGATCCTCCACCGATAAAGTGGTATAATCTTAGTACTGAAATCAAAATATTAGGGTTTGATACGAAAGTAGGAGACTTTGCATATGATATTACATATGTAATTCAACCGTATGAAACACCGGCATCATATTCACCATTTACAAAATCTAGTCCATACTATGGTCCACATAAAAGATATCAATATTGGTTTACAGGAAAGAATAGTGAAATCATATCATATGAACAATCACTGGACAATTTATTTTTTAATGTAGTAGTTAATGGAACAGGTGATGGTGCAGCTCAATCAGGTGGTGCTTCTGTTCCAGTCATTCCCGGTAAAAGACAAAATCAAGATAGGCAGGGTAGATTAGATGAAGGTAATGAAACACAAAATGCATATATGACAAGTCTATTTGATCCAGGAGCATATGCTGAGGCAAAGATTACTATTTTGGGTGATCCTGATTTTTTAGCACAAGAGACACCATCATCTCTTAGTGAAGTGTATAATCAATTTTACGGTTCTGATGGGTTTGTAATTAATCCAAACGGAGGGCAAGTATTTATTGAAGTTTCTTTTAATGAGGCTGAAGATTATAATAACAATACCGGTATACTAGATGTAAATCAAAATATTTTGTTTTGGCAATATCCACAAAATATAGCAAGTAAAATTAAAGGTGTTGTGTATATGGTACAATTGGTTGAGAGCAGTTTTTCAAGGGGAAAATTTACACAAGTGTTACATTGTAATATTAAAGAGTTTCCGGCTGCACAACTTGTACAAGATGATAAGGGAAGATCATCTACCGCACAAACTGCAACTGATATAAGACCAGGTAATACAAAATCAACTACAGCAGGTGGTACACCTACACCTAGTTCAGGTGGTAGTACTTCTGGAAATACAGGATATACTACAGACAAACCTATTGTACAAGATACTAGTACTAGTTCTGAGCAGGCTTCAATAAATCAAGATGCAGAATTTAATGCATTTTATATTTCAGGACCGTCTACAAATACTACACAAACTGAAACTATACAAACACAAAACGGACCTGTTGCAGATGATGATAGTGTACCTGTTTCAGGACAGACTCAATCAGGATCTGTCACATCTTCTGAACCAGATGCAGGTAGAGAAACACCAGCAAATACATTAAATTCTAGATTTGATTATTCTAATCAAGCATAACCATAAATAACTTATTATGTCAAATTATAATATAATATTACCAAACGGGGCAACGAGTGCGAGTAAACCAGATGCCGGTGGTGCAGTTGTTAAATCTGTACCTGTATTTGGAGTAGTAAAAGATAATATTGATACTGTCCGTTCAGGAAGACTACGAGTCTACATTAGTGATATGGGTGGGCCCAATCCAGATATAGATTCATCATGGGTAACTGTAAATTACATGACTCCTTTCTTTGGTGCAACACAAGGTACTGGTGCTAAAACCGGATATGGAACATATTTACAAAATCCATCATCATATGGAATGTGGAATAGTCCACCTGATATAGGGTCAGTGGTTATTTGTGTTTTTATAAATGGCGATCCTAACTATGGATATTGGATAGGATGTGTACCACAACCTGAAACATTATATATGGTTCCGGCAATAGGTGCATCAGAAACTGTTGTATTGAATGATGGTGAAAGTAATGCATACGGTGGTGCAACTAGATTACCAGTTGCTAACATAAATGCTAATAATAGTAAAGTTGATAAAAGTTTAGAATTTTGGGATCAACCCAAACCAGTTCATAGTTATTTGGCTAGTATTTTAGCACAACAAGGATTGTTACGTGATAGTATAAGAGGTGCTATAGGAACTAGTTCTCAACGTGAAAGTCCATCAAGAGTTGGCTGGGGTGTTAGCACACCAGGTAGACCAATATATGACGGTGGATATGATGATGTTACTATTAAAGATAATTTAGATGCTAAAAAAGCAGACCAATTAAAAATTATCAGTCGTAGAGGCGGACATTCTGTTGTAATGGATGATGGTGATATATCTGGTAAGGATCAACTAGTTAGAATTAGAAGTTCATTGGGACATCAAATATTAATGAGTGATGATGGCCAATGTTTATTCATCATACATGCTAATGGACAATCATGGGTTGAGTTAGGTAGAGAAGGTACTATTGATATGTACGCTAGTAACTCAGTAAATATTAGAACACAGGGTGATTTAAATTTACATGCCGATAATAATATAAACATTAATGCTAAAAATGATTTAAATATATATGGTAAAAATATTAATGTTAATAGTGATGAAAAAACAAACTGGAGAACAGGTGCAGACTTTGCATTACAAACTTTAGGTAAGTTTGGTATTAATGCAAAAGGATCATTAAGTTTAAAAACAGGCGGTGATGCGTCATTAGCAGGTGATGGAAATGCATTTGTAAATGGTGCTAAAGTTAATTTAAATACAGGATCTTCATCATTTACTCCAGAAGAAGTTACTCCTATTACTATTATTGCACATACAGATACATTATTTGATGGTACAAAGGGTTGGGCTGCTGCTCCTGGTAAGTTGTTAAGTGTAGTAAGTAGAGCACCTGCTCATGCTCCATGGGCTAATGCTAATCAAGGGGTAGATGTAAAAGTTAATAATTCGGCTGATGCTAATTTCCCAAGTGCACCGTCAAGTGCAGTAGCATCAACTAACAATTTTGTACCATCAACTCCTGATGTTCCGGTTAGTGCGGCTGCGGCAGCAACTGTTCCGGGAACAGGTGCAATAGGTGGAACACTTGATAAAAATGTAACTGCTACTATGGTAAGTCAAGTAGCGGCAGTTGCACAAACAGGGCCAGCCGCAGCCGCTATCTCTGCCGGAAGTGGTATAGTTAATACTGCAACAGGTCCAGTAGCCGCTATAGGACAATTAGCACAAAGCCCGCAACAATTAGAAAATGCAGGAGTTATCAAACCAGGTTCAGCTGCATTAGTAAGTTCACTAGTTAAACAAGGTGTTTCAATTGATAAAGCATTATCTACAAATATGTTTACTGGTAAACCAGGAGCAGAAAACTTATCAGCATTCCAAAATAATCCATTAGCACAAGTTAATACACAAGTTGCTAACTTTCAGAAAGCACAATCAGGATTAACTCAAGCAGGTATAATAACAGGTAAAGAAGCACCTAGCCAAGTAGCAGGATTAATAACTGCGGCAACATCAATAGGTGTAGCAAGTACAGTTTCATTTGTAACAAACGCAACTAAAACATTAGGTAGTGTAGGTACAGGATTAGGTCTATCTGCGCCAATTAGTGGCTTCTTTGGTTCAGTTGCAAATAATATTTCTTCTGGTAATTTTGCAGCCAATCTAGCAACAAATATAACAGGTGGACTAAGTTCATTAACTAGTTCATTAAGTGGATTAGCAAAGAACCCACTCTCAAGTGTAACTAGTTTATTAGAATCTGCAAAAGGTCTTGCAGGAGCAGCATTTGCCGCAGTAACTAATGGATTTCCTAAACTAAAAGCAGGTGAACCACAAAACTTAAAACAGATTGTAGATAAAGCAGTAGCAGTAGCACAATCAGCCGGATCAACTATAGCAGATGCGGCAAAATCAGCAGGCACAACAATATCTAACTTAGGTTCAAAGGCTATATCATTGGCATCAGGTGAATCATCTTCGGCGACCGGAAGTCAGTTAAGTACAGCAACATCAACTTCAGAATTAACACCAAGTCAATTAAAATGGTTGGGCAACGCAGATCCTAGTGATCCTATTATATTATCAAGACTACCTCCTCCTTTACCCGGAGAATTAAATGGTGATCCATCTACACAAGCAACTCAGGTTGCAACTTCTACTCTAAATGCAACTCTTCCAGGTAACACTTCAACCGGAATAGGAAATTTACCAGGTGGCGGATCATCAATAGCGTCAGTAGTTGATAATGGAGTAAAAGCATTAAACACAATTCCAGGCGCAAGTAAAATAACAGGAGCCATATCTAGTATTACTGCTGCGGTGAATACAGGAAGTTTAAGTGGTTCTGCAAGTTCATTGTTAGCAGAGTTAAAGAAACCAGGATCTTCATTACAAGCATTAGCATCAGTTGGATTATCTCCTACTGCAATGGTAGGGTTGAATGCGGCTATTGCAGCATTAAGTTCAGGTGGACCGTCTGCTATTAAGTTACCCACTGTAGCAACTAACACAACTGATAGAAGTAGCATAACAACTAGTATTGCATCTGTTTTAGGAAGTACAAAGATTCCAGCCCCCAATTACTCATCTCCGATAGCTTCATACTTTCAAAATGAAACTGCAAAATTGCAAGAAAGAGAAGCACAAAAAGCAGTATTGAGTAAAGCATCAGATGCACAATATCAAATTGCAATAGAAGCAAAAACAGCATATGAGACTGCTGTTAATAATTTACCTGAAGGAGATCCAGGAATTGCAGAAGCCAGAAAGAAATACTATGAAGAAAAATCTGCGTTTATAAAAAAATCAAACGAATTGACAGACTTTATTGTTTCTACTTAATAAATACATTATGACCACATATATCGGATTCAGCACAATTAATGCAAATAAACCCAAGACTACTAGAGCAACTCCCGGAGTTGACGGTGGAAATGGCGGGATAGTCCAGCCAATTATTTTAGGTAAAAAGTATCGTTTAGTTGATACTCCTTTAGTAGTACAAGATTTAGTTAATGCATTAAACATTCGTCAGGGTGAGAAGGTAGGAAATCCAGGATATGGAACCACATTGTGGTCATATATTTTTGAACAGAATAATGCTGATACTCAATTTAGAATTCAAAATGAAATACAACGTGTAGCGCAACAAGATCCTAGATTAATTATAAATACCGTCAAATCTTACCCACAAGATAACGGAATTTTAATTGAAGTAGAGTTAGCGGTTGCACCCTTCAATAGTGCTCAAATAATGAATGTTTTTTTCAATAATTTGACCAATACAGCAACTATTCAATAACCCTTAAAATCCCGTGTTTTCAAGTATGATAAATACTTAAAAGAGAACACTATCCATGGCTACAAGTTCAAGACAATCTGCATTATTCGGCGTAAATGACTGGCAAGCAATATACCAGACATTTCGTGAAGCCGACTTTAGAAGTTACGACTACGAAACTCTACGCAAGAGTTTTATTGACTACTTGCGTGTATACTATCCTGAAACCTTCAATGACTTTATTGAATCTAGTGAATTTATCGCACTACTAGATATCATTGCATACATGGGTCAGGGACTGGCCTTCCGTAATGATTTAAATACCCGTGAAAATTTTATTGATACTGCTGAACGTAGAGATAGTGTTATTAAACTAGCAAATCTAGTTAGTTATAATCCAAAACGTAATATAACTGGTCAAAGTTATATTAAGGTAACTAGTATCAAAACTACGGAAAACATTATAGATTTAAATGGTATTAATTTAAGTAACCAAACTGTTCTTTGGAATGATCCAGCAAATGCAAATTGGTTAGAACAATTTAACACAATCATAAATGCATCTTTAATCAATAGTCAACGTATTGGACGTCCAGGAAACTCACAAGAAATATTAGGAGTTAAAACAGACGAATATTCAATCAATATACCACCTAACTCATTACCAGTAGTCCCATTCACATCAACTGTAGATAATATTAATATGAATTTTGAATTAGTTTCTGTAACTAGTGTCAATGAAGATTATGTATATGAATTGCCACCTGGCCCGACAGGTAAATTTAATATGGTATATCGTAATGACAAATTAGGATATGGAAGCCCAAATACAGGTTTCTTCTTTTATTTTAAACAAGGCACATTACAAAGTTATGATTTTAATTTAGCACAACAAATTTCAAATCAAGTAGTAGATGTTGATATTCAAGGTATCAACAATACAGACACATGGTTATATCAACTTAACGTAAATAATGGTGCAAGAACACTTTGGAAAGAAGTTGATAGTGTTTATGCAAATGCAACATTAAGTAAAACAACATCAAATAAAAAAGTATTTTCAGTAATATCTCGTTTTAATGACCAAGTAAGTTATTCATTTGGTGATGGCGTATTCTCTGAGGCTCCGGTAGGAACATTTAGAGCATATGTTCGTGCAGGTAATGCATTAACTTATACAATTGACCCTACAGAAATGCAAGGGGTCAGTGTAACAATTCAGTATATTAATAGAGTAGGTAAAACAGAAGCACTCACTATAGGACTAGAGTTGCAGTTACCTGCATCAACTGCACAGGCAAGAGAAACATTGGCTAACATTAAACTACGTGCCCCTGCTCGTTACTATACTCAAAACAGAATGGTTAATGGTGAAGACTATAACAATTTCCCATATACATTATATAGTTCAATTATTAAAAGCAAAGCAGTTAATCGTAGTTCAGTTGGTGTAAGTAAAAATTTAGATTTATTAGATCCAACTGGAAAATATTCAAGTACAAACACATTCTCAGCCGACGGCGGACTATATCAAAATAGTGATGATAGTTATTTACTCTTAACGATTGTAGATGTAGGCGACATTATTAAATTTTTATCAAATAACTTATCAATAGCGTTAGCAAACAATAGAGCAAAACAATATTATCTACAAAATTATCCTAGATATGATGTTAATGTTTCAACTGGTGATGGCACTGTATATTGGAACACAAGTACTGTAGCGTCAAATAGTGTTACTGGATATTTATATACTACACCTAGCAATGTAAAAACACCTATAGCAACTGGAACTTATTCAACACATAATGTTAAGTATGTAACTAAAGGAGCATTGTTAAAATTCATCGCACCTTTAGGATATTACTTTGATGAAAATAATAGATTAGTGGCTGGATTAGCAGGACCATCAGATACTACATTCTTTTGGACAGGCGTATTAAGTGTAATAGGTGATGGTTATAATAATGGTTTAGGTGATTTTGCAAACGGTACAGGACCAATAGCATTAAATGCCTACGTTCCAAATGGTGTAACATTAGTTCAGGTGATTCCTGTATTTGAAAATACATTACCTACAGTTGTGCAAAATGAAGTTGTTACACGTATGGAACTTAATCAAAGTTTTTCATTAATATTTAATAATGCATTAACTATAGGACAGGATCGCTGGAGTGTAGCAGCATATAATGCTACAGGATGGTTTGTGAACTTCAATTCAACTGGATTGAACAAATATTCAATTTCTTATAAATCACTACGTTACTATTTTGGTAGTGTTTCAGATAATAGATTTTGGTATGAAACTGGTAAATTAGTATATGATCCGTTTACTGGTAAAATTCTTGCAGACTATGTTAAAGTTTTAGCAGTTAATACACAACCAACTAGTAACTATCCATTAGCGAACCCAATAAAAGTTAGTGTAATAGGTCAAACAATTGAAAGTGACGGTTATGTAAATGACTTTGAAGTTGAAGTTGCTAGTATTGATGTTAATAATACTGATGTAATATTAGATCCTGATTTCTTTACAATTGTCACCGGCTTTCAAAATGGTGGTGCTAATGTAGGTGTGTATGCTTTCTTTGAATTAATTCAGGATGCAGTTAACTTATCTAGATATCAATTGATACCATCAACTGATGTTGTATACCAATATTCAACACAATCAAGTATTGAGTTAGTTAAATATGATTATCCATTAGGACAACTCTTTTATGCATATTCTGAAAATAAATTCTATACAACTGTTCAGGATAGTGCAGTATTAACTCCATATTATTTGACAGTAGAACAACCGCAATATTTAATGCAATATGGAAGACAGGGTCTAGAATTTCAATATAGACACAATTCAAATAATACCACACGTATTGATCCGGCTACTACAAATATTATTGATTTATATTTGGTTACACAAGCATATTATACAGCGTATCAAAATTGGATACAAGATACTACAGGCACAGTTCCTATACCTAATGTCCCTACTATTGATGAATTACAACAGGCTTACGGAGCATTAGATGATTTTAAAATGTTAACTGATAGTCTTATTCCTAATAGCGTCCGCTTTGTACCGTTATTTGGTTCAAAGGCCGCTGAACAACTACAGGGAACAATTAAAGTAATTAAATCTATGTCAACTAATGCAAGTGATAGTGAAATACGTAGTGCAGTATTGACAGCAATGAATAATTATTTCAATATAAATAATTGGAATTTTGGAGATACATTTTACTTCTCGGAGTTGAGTGCATATTTACATTCATCATTAACAGATTTAGTAAGTTCAATCGTGTTAGTACCAAATGATCCAACTATGAGGTTTGGTGATTTGTATGAAATTAAATCAGCACCATATGAGATTTTTGTTAATGGTGCTACATCAAATGATGTGGTTGTAATTGCAGCACTTACACCGGTGCAATTACAGATAGGATAAATAAGTATAACAACTAGAGAGTTATAATGGCAGCAAGAATTAGAACTTTAAACTTTTTACCAGAAGTTTTTCAAACCGTAACTAACGCACAATTTTTAAGTGCAACGTTAGACCAAATAGTAGATCAACCTAATACTATGCCTATTGAGGGCTATGTAGGTAGTAAATTTGGTTATGGTATAAATGCTAAAGATAATTATGTTGTTGAACCAACAAAAACAAGAACCGATTATCAATTAGACCCGGGTGTAGTTTTTACAAAAACAAATACATCATTAGCAACTGATTTTGTTACTTATCCAGGTATTGTTGATGGTATTACATATCAAGGTGGACTAGCACAAAACAATGATAGACTATTCAATAGTCAAATCTATTCATGGGATCCGTTTGTTGATTTAGATAAACTAATTAACTTCAATCAATATTATTGGTTACCTGAAGGACCTCCCTCAGTTAATATTTCAGCAGGTATTATCTATACATCAACATCTTATACAGTGGATGATACTAGTAACGGATATAATATTTCAAGTGATGTAAATCCTACAGGCACTACAAACCCAACACTAACACTTATTCGCGGTGGTACATATACATTTGCTGTAAATCAAACATCATCATTTTGGATTCAAGGCAAACCAGGAGTTACTGGTTTAGATCCACAACAACTTAATATTCAAACACGTGATGTATTAGGTGTGGACAATAATGGTGCAACATCAGGGACAGTCACATTCAATGTTCCTTATACAGATTCACAATCTGAATATAATTTTCCTGGCAACATTGAGATTGATGTTGTTGCAGCTGTACCATACAATCAAGTAAATGGTGTATTATTAAGTGACTTAATTGATATTGACGGAGTAACATCATTAAATGGACTCACTGTTTTATTTTATGGTCAAACTCCCGGTGTAGATGGTAACCCATTAGATATCTCATCAAATATATATATTATTGAATATACTGGTTCTGAATCAAATCCTACAATACAATTAAACAGTTATGGAATAGTACCTAATGAACAAAAGATTACAATAAATTATGGTGTTCAATGGAGAGCAAGAAATTTCTATAGAAATATTCAAGGTACTATTACTCTAATACCATATCTAAGTTCAATACTTGATACATTATATTATCAAGATGGTTCTACGGCTGATAAAGTAGGAATCATTAAATTAATTGATAGTAATTACACTAATCAAATTAATGTTGTTCGTGATATTTTAGGAAAGCCAACTTATAGTACCGGACCTAACGGAATAGTTTTTACTAACGGATTAAAAGTAACTTTTAGTGGTGATGTTGTTCCTACTAGTTATAAATCAGGTGAATACTATGTACAAGGAGTAGGTTCTGCAATTGTATTAATTGATACAATTAATTTGATTGTACCTGAATTATTTACAGAAGGTGCATATTCACCGTTTGATGTATTACCATATGATACTGACAATTGGGATAGTACATTATATATACCGGTGCAACAAGATTATATTACTATTGCACGAGATAGTATTGATAGAAATCCATGGAGTCGTAGTAATCGTTGGTTCCATATTGATGTAATCAATGCAACTGCATCATATTTAAATAATCCAGCTATTGCTACTATATATGCTACCAAAAATAATAAGGCAAAAAGACCTATTATTGAATTTTATCCAAACTTAAAATTATTTAATAATGCTATCGTAGGAAAATTACCTATTGACTTTTTAGATACTAGAACAACTGATGCATTCCTTCAAGTTGCCGGACAAGAAATATATTATCCCGATGTTGAAGTATATACAGAATATACTGCCACAATAAATGCAAGTCCAATAACATCAGCCGGATCTTTTATCATTGGACAACAATATGAAATTACGACATTAGGTACTACTGATTTTACTTTATTGGGTGCAAGTTCAAATACTGTAGGAACAATATTTACAGCAACATCAACAGGATTAACTCTTGCCGGATCATTTGTGATAGGTGATTCATATACTATTGTGTTTGTGGGTAATACTGATTTTGTGGCAATTGGTGCAGCATCAAATACAATAGGGGTAACCTTTACTGCTACTGGAATAGGTTTAGGAAACGGTACAGCCTTTCAGGGATCTGGAACTGCTACCGCTCAAACATATACCACAGTTGAAGTTGCTGCTAGTGATGTAACAGGAACATTTGCGGTTAACCAATTCATTTCTGATAATTTAAGTATCTTACCTAGAAATGCACAAATATATTCAATTAGTGGATCAACTACATTAGTTATAGTTGTTTATTGGACATTTTCAACCACTATTAGTTCATCATCAAACGTAGCATTAATTGCTAATACATTATCTAATGATGATTATTCAATATATGATGGTGCAAGAATAGTTTTTGCATCAGATACAAATGCTGAAGTTAGAAATAAAATTTACGTTGCACGTTTAACAAGTATAACCGGAACTTCAACTCCAGTTATAACATTAACTGAAGTTGAGAATGGATTAGTGTTACCAGAAGAAGGTGTATTTGCATTTAAGGGTTATAATAATCAAGGAAAAGATTTTTATTTTGATGGAACTGATTGGATAGAAGCACAACAAAAAACTACAATTAATCAACCACCGTTATTTGATATTGTAGATTATAATAACATCAGTCTTGGAAATAAAGTTGTTTATGCAGGTACATCATTTACAGGAAGTAAATTATTTGCATATGGGGTTGGATATGGAATAAACGATATAGTATTAGGATTTCCTTTAAAATATAGCTCAATAACTAATGTAGGTGATATAAGTTTTGATGTGACCTTTAACTCGGAAACATTTAGTTATGTTAATGGAACTACACCAATTACAGAAAATGTAAATGTAGGTTATGTAGTTAATCTAGTAAACACTGATGGATCTGTAACATATGGTAAAACATTAGGTTGGCAAACAACAGTTGCCCCAAGTACACAATATCAAATATTATATTTTAATTATTATGCAGACACACCTACAACAACATTTGTTTGTGATGTAGCAGCTTTACCGTTGTCTGAAACAATTTGGCCTAATATTCAATTATTTGTAAATAATGATTTACAACCATCAACTGATTATACATACATTGTTTCAGATACTTCAACTATAGTAACTTTCTCTGTTCCGGATCCAACAGTAGATACTGTTATTCAAATTTCTATTATTAGTGACCAAGTTAGTGTACAGGGATTCTATCAAGTTCCGGTTAATTTAAGTAACAATCCTTTTAATAATGATATTACTACAGTTGACGTAGGTGATATTAGAAGGCAGTATCTAAGTATTTTTTATAATAATCCTAATACGTCAGGACAAGTATTTGGCCCAAATAACTATAGAGATTTAGGAAATCTAGTTCCTTGGGGAAATAGCATTATACAAAATAGTGCCTCATTAGTTTTACCCGGAACATTCTTACGTCAACAAAATCATAATTTATTCAGTTCATTAGAATATAATAGTCAACAATATGTTATTTTTAAAAATCTATTAGTTAACACAGTAAACAGTACAGATTATACATACTATCAAACACCGGCAGTAATGCTAGATGAAGCATTGGATGTCATAACATCAAGTAAAGTTGATACTGGTCCTTTCTTTTGGAGTGATATGTTGCCATCAAAAGCACCATATACAACTAACTCATATACATTTGCTAACTCATTAGATACTAGCATTTATCCGTTAATACAAATTTATAATTACAATACTGCAAATTATAATGGTGTTTTAGTTTATCTAACAAGAAATGATATTCAAACTCAATTAGTAATTAATAAAGATTATGTTGTAAGTACAGATTCCCCGTCACTTACTGTTACCTATGATTTACTTGCCGGTGACATAATTACAATTAATGAATACAATCAAACATTCGGAACTTATGTTCCAAATACCCCAACAAAATTAGGTTTATATCCTTCATGGATACCTACTGTTATATTAGATTCAAATTATTTACAACCAACATATTTTATTGTTGGACATGATGGTTCATATAATAAATTATATGGTGATTATATTGATGGACATTTAATTGATTTCCGTGATAAAGTTTTATTTGAATTTGAAACACGCATTTATAATAATCTTAAATTAAGTGATATTATTCCTATTAGAGATTATGATGTTATTCCAGGATTCTTTAGAACAACTGATTACTCATATGATGATATATTAGAAATTTACTCACAATACTTTTTAAATTGGGTAGGACAAAATCGTGTAGATTATAAACAGCAATTATATATTGCAAATAATCAGTTTACATATAATTATAATCAATCAAGTAATAAATTAGATGGTTCAGTTATCCAACAAGGATACTGGAGAGGTATATATCAATATATGTATGATACCTCACAACCTGATGTTGCACCTTGGCAAATGATAGGATTTACAGATCAACCATCATGGTGGGAATCACGATATGGTGCGGCACCTTATACAAGTGATAACTTAATTTTATGGGGTGACTTATCAGCGGGTATTAATTGGAATAATGGTAATCCAGTAGTAATACAACAATGTATTAGACCTGGTTTGTTAGATGTTTTACCAGTTGATAGTGATGGTAATTTAGTGTCACCTTTCTATAGCGTTGTTAGTAACTTTAGTCAAAATACATTTAAACGTGATTGGAAAGTGGGAGATGTAGGACCTACTGAATTTAGTTATCGTAGAAGTAGTTCATGGCCATTTGATTTAATGAAAATTTTAGCATTAACAAAACCAGCAAACTTCTTTAACTTGGGTGTTGATGTTGATAACTATAAGTATAATACTGAGTTTAACCAATTCTTAGTTAATGATAGAAATCATTTAATAATTTCTGATATTCAAGTTTATGGTTCAGGTATTCCTAAAACAAGTTATATCAATTGGATTGTTGATTATGAAAAACAATTTGGTGTAGATGCAACAGAGTCAATAACTAATCTATTATCTAACCTTGATGTTCGTTTAATTTATAGACTAGCGGGATTTAGTGATAAAACATTACTCAACTTCTACGTTGAGAAAGGCACACCTAATAGTAATAATGCATCATTGTTGATTCCTAATGAGAGTTATAGTGTATTATTGTATGATAATGTACCATTTACTCAAATTGTATTCAGTGGTGTTATCATTCAAAGTACAGCAGATGGGTGGAGAATTTTTGGTAATTCACAATCAAATGCATTCTTTAAAGCAGTTAGACCAAAGATAAATGGAAATTATTCAATAGTTACTGTTGATAAACTTTCGGTGCAAATTGCAAAAGAGTATTCATTAGATAAGGTTGAAATAATACCATACGGTACTGAATTCTATTCAGCACAAGAGTTATCACAATTTTTAAATAGTTACGGAACATATTTACTAACACAGGGTGTATTGTTTGATCAAATTGAATCTGGATTAGATGTCAATTGGAAACAAATGATTGCTGAATTCTTATATTGGATTCAATCAGGATGGGAAACAGGAAGTATTGTTAATTTAAATCCTGGAGCAAATATTATTTCTATCAACAAAGATAGTTATATTGTACAACCATTAACTTTACAAAAACAAAACTTTATATTAAATCAAAATTTATATCCTATACAAGCGGTTGACTTAAGTGTAGTACGTGATGGTACATTATTTACGGCTAAACCTTTAAATGAAGGTGATACAGTTGCATACGGACAGTTTAATATTAGTAACATTGAAAATGGCATAGTGTTTAATAATGTTACTTTGTTTAATGACATAATATATAATTTAACTACCGGACTAAAACAAGATAGAATTTTCCTACGTGGTGTAAAAACTGCTGAGTGGAACGGTACAATGGATGCACAAGGATTTATATTAAATCAAGATAATATTAAAGAGTGGAGTCCAACTGTAAAATACACTAAAGGATCTATTGTTTTATTTAAAAATCAATATTGGTCTGCATTAAAAGTAATTAATCCATCAATTGTATTTCAACCATCAAATTGGAAAGAAACTAATTATAATGAAATTCAAAAGGGAATGTTACCCAACTCAAGCACACGTTCATATGAGAGTACATTATTTTATGATACTAATAAACAAAACTTAGATAATGATGCTGATTTATTAAGTTGGTCTTTAATTGGATATCGTCCTAGAGATTATTTGGCTTTAGCCGACCTTACAGATATAACACAAGTTAATGTCTATAAGAATATGATTAAGACTAAAGGAACTAGAGTTGCAGCAAATGCATTTAAAGGATTAACATTACCACAAGGTGGAATTGATTATGATATCTATGAGAATTGGGCAATCAAAACAGGTGAGTTTGGCGGGGTATTAAATAACAATTTTGTTGATTTTAAACTTAGTGAACCTTTATTGACAGGCAATCCTGCTATTGTAGGATTGACAAATGGTTATTTTACTGATGGTGTTGAACAAGAAGTTCAATTATATTCATTATTCAATTATGGAAGGCCTATATCAGATCCAAACATTTTACCAACAGTATCATCTGGTATACCTTCTGTATTGTTATCTGATGCAGGATATGTAAATTTTAATGATGTTAAAACATTTTCATATTATTATGATGGATTGAATACTGCTATAGTTCCTATTACTAAATTATATGTTGGTGAATTTTTATGGTTAGCAGAATACTTAGGCACTTGGCAAATCTATTCACCCACAAGTTTAGGAACTATTGTTTTTGCAGTTAATAATTTAAATAATACAGTAACATTGAGATTTGCTCAACCGCATAATCTTACAAAATATCAACCATTTGGTGTAATTAATTTTAATAGTGTAGTTGATGGATATAGAATAGTTAGTTCAGTTGTTGACCCGCACAGCGTGACAATTGTATTAAGTTTACCATCAACTATAACAACTATAACTGGTTTGGGAATTGGTATTAAATTTGACTCACAAAGAGTTGCATCACCTAATCAAATTAATACACTAGACCTTTTAAATACAGAATTCGTAAAAAACAAAGTATGGGTAGATGTAAATAGTGACAGTGGTTGGGCTGTATATCAGAAGTCAATAAATTATGCCTATGACAATGAAATCACAAAGATAGATTCAGTCACATTTGGTAGTGCAGTTGCATATACTGATAATATAGGGTATTTAATTTCTGATGCTGGATTAGGTGAAGTATACCGATATATCTATAATCCAGTTTTCAAACGATATGATATATCACAAACTTTAACTGGATCTAGTTCATTTGGATCAACAATAACCTATAATAATAATTTAATTATTATTTCTCAACCAATCACAAGTCCATCTGTAAGAATTTATGAATTAATTAATAATCAATTTGTAAATGAGATTCAATTAATTCAAACAATATCAGCACCATCTGGAGTTACTAATTGGGGATCAGCCGTTGCAGTTTCAGGTGATACAAATTGGTTATATATTTCAGCATATGAACAAAACTTAGTTTATGTTTATAGAAAATCAGCAATTACTGACTTATACGAATATTCAAAATCATTATCAACACTATCACTAGTTTCAGGTGATAATTTTGGTTATTCAATTACTACTAATTATTACGGAGATACAGTAACTATTAGTGCACCTAATAAAGCCTCTTCATTAAGTGTTAGTAATTATGGTTATGCATATGTATTTGATAGACTAGTTCAAACGTTTGAAGCACCATTTGCGAGTACACCGTATGTACCGTTATCTACACCATTAGCATTCTCACCAAGCACATCTACATTAGGTATAACTGCAACTGATTCTGCAACAGATAAGTTTACTACAACTACAACTAGTAGTCTTTCATTACAAATGCCTGTTGTATTTACTGGAACATTGTTTGGTGGAGTATCAGCAAATACAGTATATTATATTTTAACTATTGACAGTTCTACTGAATTTACAATAACAACTACTTTTGGAAGTATAATACCGTTTCAGGTATCAACTGCATCAGGGACAATGAGTGCAGTAGCACAAATTGAGCCTATTTTCGTATCAGTTAATGGTACTGATGTAAGCAATAGTACATATAGCGTAATAGGAGATACTTTTAATTTATACGGTTCTTTTGCAATAGGTAGTATTATAGTTATTAGTGGATCATATTTTGTACAATCGCAACAACTTTCTTCAGATGCACCGATCAATGAACAATGTCAGTTTGGATATTCTTTAGAATTTGATAATTATGGAAATGAATTATTAATTGGTTCACCTTTTGAATTACAAGATGGTGCCGAAGGTAATGTATATCGTTATACTAATAGTGGTGGAAAATACGGAGTAGTAATCGGTACATCAACTTGTCAAGTCATATCAAACTCAGTTATTTTAATTAATGGATATATTGTATCATTAATTCCGGGCGATGCTTCATCTGTCGCACAACAAATTATTAGTGCAAATATTAATAATGTAACTGCGTCAGCATTAAATGGAATATTAACAATAAGTGTTAAAGATTCAAATGTAGCATACATTAACGATAAATTAACTGTCATGGTTACTGATTCTAATATTTGGGGTCAATTAGGAATATTACCCTATACTAAAACACAGGTGTTATCTAACCCTCACCCAGAATCTAGAACACAGTTTGGTAAGGTTGTAAAATTAAATGAATATGGTTCATTAGTAGTAAGTGCTCCTGTTGGAACACGTTTTGAAGATACTACCTTTGACATGACTGATGATATAAATTATACAAATGATACGTTGTTTGATAATAATACAACTCAATTTATTGACCAATGTCCTAATGCAGGTGCAGTTTATATGTTTGACTACTTAGGTGTTTATAGTGAATCAATAACAAATACAGGTTCATTTGTATATGCACAAAGTGTAAACTCGCTTGATTTTGATTATGGATATCAACCTTATTATGGTACAGCCATTGATTTTAATAGTAATAATGTTATTATAGGTACTCCTAATTTCTTACCTAATAGTGTAAGTGGACAAGTTATTGTTTATAAGAATGCATCCGGAGTACAAGATTGGGAAGTATTCCGTAATTCAGGATTAGTAGCAGATATTAATTCAATACAGAATACTCAAATTTATAGTGCTTCAACTAATAATACATTAATCAACCTTGATTATATTGACCCATTACAAGGAAAACTATTAGGTGTTGTTAGTCAAAATATTAATGTAGTTGCGACAATAGATCCAGCTTCATACAACGCACCTAATACTACAAGCCCGGGTAAATTAATTTGGGGTGCAGGACAACTTGGTAAGTTATGGTTTAATACATCAAGAGTAAAATTTGTAAATTACCATCAAAATGATAGTGTGTCATATAATAGTAAATGGTGGGGTAGAGTTTTCCCAGGAAGTGATGTGCAAGTTTATAGTTGGGTCACAAGTGATTCTTTACCGATTGATTATACAGGACCCGGAACACCTTACAGTATTGATGATTATGTAATTGAATTTACTCAAAGTAGCACAGGTGCAATTACCCCCATATATTTCTATTGGGTAAGAAACACAAACATAGTATTCACAAAAGAAGGAAAGACATTATCCGACTCAATATGTGAATCATATATTGCACAACCACAGGCTACTGGCATTGCATATCTAACACCATTAGAACCAAACATATTTGGTTTATATAATTGCGGAGAGTATATATTACAAGTTGATTCAGTATTACATATTGGATATGCAACAGGATTTACAGACAATATTGACCATAGCGTATATAGTTTAATTCGTGCTAATTATGCTGATGACTTTTTACCAGGGTTACCGGGAACAGCCGGTATAAATACACCTATATCATTATATAATAGATTATTAGAAAGTTTATCAGGGGTTGACGATTCAGGTAGTGTTGTACCAGATCCATTCTTACCTAAAGCAGTACAAAGTGGTATTTTAGTAAGACCAAGACAAAGTTTTTTCTATAATAGATTTAATGCTTTGAAAAATTTCTTTGAGTTTGTAAATGCTCTTTTGATTACAATACCGGCATTAGAATTTAATGCTACGTTCTTATTCTTAGTAGGACCTACTAATCCTTCAACAGGACAATCATTCTATAGTGTTCAAGACTATTGGGAATTTGTTACTTGGTGGGCACCTGGATATAGCGATAATACCAGAGCCGCTATACTAGTTGATAGATTTTATCAACTAGCATATGTAAATGCATATGAAGGTATGATAGCTACTGTTGCTTCTAATCCACAGGGTTTAGAAGAAACATATCTATATGAAGCCGGTGTATGGATACGAATAGGATTACAATATGGAACTGTTCAATTTAAGAGTTCTCTATGGGATTATGCCGCCGCCGGATTAGGATTTGGAAATAATTTCTTTGACACAACACCATTTGATACTTACCCAAGCGAAGAAACAAAATGGATTGTCAGAGGAATATGTGAACAATTACCAAATGATTTATTAATTTTCCGTAATAAAGCATTAATTTTATTATTTGAATATATTATTAGTGAAACTATTGAAACACAAAATTATGTTCCTTGGTTAAATAAAACTTCATTTGTTGATGTATCTCATACTATACGTGAATTATTACCTCTACAAGTATTTCAATCTGATAACCAACAATTCTTAAGTGGTTACTTGAATGAGATAAAGCCCTATCATGTAGTTATAAAAGACTTCTTGTTTGAATATAAAAGAACGGATGTTTATAAAGCAAACTTCACTGATTTTGATTTGCCTGCAACATATAATACTGCTGTAGAACAATATATTACACCTGAACTAGTATATAGAAATCCAAATAACATAAATGAATACTTACCTACATCAAGTATATGGAGTATTGATACGTATAGTGAATGGTTTAACAATTTTGGTGTATCATTAACCGGTAATCAAAATTATCTCATCGCTGCATTACAATCATATGTGTCACTAAATATTAATTCAATGTATGTTAATAATATATATGGATTCCCTATTAATGGAATAATAACTATTGGTCAAGAACAAATTGGTTATTCTAGCGTAGATATAGCAACAAATATTATTTCAGGATTGACTCGTGGTGTTAATGGAACAGTAGTTGTTCCGCATATACCAGGAGAATTAATTTATACTAATTTGTCACCTGTTGTAGTATTAGACGCCGGTAGAGGATATTTAGAACCTCCTAAAGTTACTGCATACATAGATACTTCTATATATCCTCCACCTAGAAGACAGGCTATACTTCAACCAGTAATGAACCTTGATTCATTATTACGTATTGATGTAGTTGATCCCGGTGATGGTTATGTTGTTACTCCTGAAATAGTAGTAGCACCTAGTATTATAGTTACGTTTTCAAGTACTAATATTAATTTAGAACAAAATACTGTATACATTTCAAATCAGTTATTACAAACAGGCGATCTAGTACAATATACTATTGGTAGTGATACAACTGCAATAGGTGGATTATTTGTAGGACAATATTATTATATTGCAGTATTACAAACATCACCAATTTATGTAATTTCATTCTATACTACATATGCAGACTGTATACAAAATGTAAATAGTGTTGCACTTTATGATTTAGGTTCGGGAAGTAATAATATTATTTCTGTTAGTGCAAGAGCAATAGGAATTGTATCATCATTACCTATTCGTGAAAATCAAATAACACTACGATTTGATAGAACTACTTACACTTCACAAGTTGTTGATTGGGCACCGGCAGGATTTTATGGAAGTTTCTTTGCAGGATTATTTAACAATAGCACACAAATTGCGAGTTCAGCCATTAAACTTGAATCAACTGGAAACTATTCACAAGCTCCTGTTTCTTTAGTTCTTGCAAGTTCACAAGGAATAACATTTGAAATACAAAGTGTAGCTAATGATCAAATAATAAATTGGTCATCAAGAACACGTGTAGTAGATTCAACATCTGCTAGTAATTATAGTATAATTATATCACCGTCAGAAGGTGGATTATTAGAGACTGAGTATTTAGGTCCAACTACAGGATTTTATAGCACGATGCCAATAAAATTTGCCGGAGTCTCATTTGGTGGAATTACAGTTAGTACTGAATATTATGTTTCTTATATATTTGACCTAACTAGTTTTGCAATATCAAATGATACTGCTACTACTAATGCAGTAAGTTTCGTCAACGGTACAAAATATATTATTGATAGTTTGGGAACTACTGACTTTACATCAATCGGTGCATCAAGTAATACATTAGGAACAATATTCACTGCCTCGGGAGCAGGCACAGGTACAGGTACTGCATACACTATTATTACATTAACAACTGCTACTGCTCCTAGTTCAGGAGTTGCAGCAATTGTAGGTGAGGTATTAAACACCGCAATTGTAACTATAAATTATCCAAATATTTTAACCGTAACACAAACACAATCAGTAACAAATACAATTACAGTTCCATTAACAACTAGCGGATTAGGCGGAACAAATGGATTCTATCAAGGATTGCCTGTTTACTTTGTTGGCACTACATTTGGAAAT